CCCCACCCTCCCGGAGACCTCACATGAGCAGCACGAAGAAGACGGTCGACACGACCGACATCGCCCCGTCGCAGGTGCCCGGCGTGTCCGACACCCGCGGCATGACCGAGGACAACCTGACGCCGGCGACCACCGTCGCGGCGAGCGGCGCGTTCATCGAGCCCGAGATCGTCGAGCGGATCGACGTTGATCACCCGACCGTCGACAACAACCCCCGCAAGGGGCAGCCGGTCGTCGCCAACCAGATCGACTTCAACGATCCGCACCTCGAGAACGCCGACGCGGTCGAGAAGAACCTGAAGGACCAGGCCAAGGCCTGATCCGCCAAGCGGGGTCGGCATCCCCCTCGCCGACCCCGCATCCCTTTTCCGCGCCGGGAGATCGCCGATGGCCGTTCCGGTCTCGCTCCTCGACGCGCGCCGCCAGCTCCGGCTGGAGGATGATGACACCTCGCAGGACGAGGAGCTGCAAGGCTTCATCGACGACGCGGTCGCCTGGGTGGAGGGCTACACCGGCCTGATCTTGGAAGCGCGCGACGTCGACCTGGTCGCGCGCGTGTCCGCAACCGCGGTCGAGCTACGCGGCTGGCCGATCAAGCCCACTGCGGCGGTCAGCGCGACGATCGACGGCACTGCGGTGCCCGGCGTCCGCCTCGACCTCAGCAGCCGGCCCGCGCGCCTGCTTCCGGCCGTCAACGCGTCGTGGCCGATGTCGCGCGTCGACCAGATCCTCATGGTGACGGTCCGCGCAGGCTACGAGCCCGACGACGTGCTGCCCGGCAACATCCGGCGCGCCATGCTGGTGCTGATCGGGGCCTACGACGCGGACCGCGAAGGCGGCGACATCATCGCCAAGGCGGAGGCCACGGCCAAGAGCCTGTGCCGCTATTTTCGGGTCGGGCGGCTGTGAAGAAGGGGCCGCTCCGCGAGCGCATCACGATCATGCGGCTTAACCAGGTCGACAACGGCAACGGCGGCTATGCCGACGCCTGGACTCCCGTAGCGACGGTTCGCGCCGAGGTCGCTGGCCTGACCGGTCGCGAGGTCGTGATGGAGCGCGCGCTGCAGGGCGTCACGGCGTACCGGATCAGAACGCGCTGGCGAGCCGACCTCAAGCAGTCGGACCAGCTTCGTTACCGTGATCGCGACCTCAACATCCGTTCGCTGTCCGACCCGGATGGCCGCCGCGACGAAATGCTGATCATCGCCGACGACGAGTCGGTCCAAGCCACGTGACCCTCACCCGTGTCGACGGCCTCGCCGCCGCCCTCGCCGATTTCGACCGCATCCCCGAGGCGGCGCGGGAACAGCTGGCGGTGGAGCTGGGGCTGATCGGACGCGAGGTGCTCCAGCTCCAGCGCGCGACGGTGGCGAAGGACACAGGCGCACTCGCGGGCGCGTTGTCACTCGCCGTCCAGGTCGACCGTCTCCGCGCCCGTATTGGTCTGATCGGGAACGCGGTCACCAGCCGAAGCGCCCTCCGGAAGCAGCGGCGTACAGGTCGCGAGCTGCGCAACGTCGGCGGGTTCTTCTACGGGATCATCGTCGAGGTCGGGCGCAAGGCGCAGACGGTAATCGTGGAGCGTCGGGCTCGCACGCGCGCCGGACGCCGAGGCCGAGCCGAGCAGGTGGCGAGTACCTATGCCCTGCGGGTGAAGGCGGCGGCGCCGAGGCCATACATCCGCACGGCGGACGCGCCGGCCGTGCAGAGCGTAGTCGCCAGCCGCCTCGCGAACTTCTGGTCCGAGACTCTTGCGAAGGCAGGTGCGACATGACGGTGGATCTACTCAGCCCCGCCCAGCTCGCGTTCGTTCAGGCGCTCAAGGCGGTGATCACCGACGTGAGCGTCCAGCACACCATGAAGCAGGGTGCTCAGCCTCCTTTCGTCTTGGTCGGGAACATCGAGAGCGATCCGGTCGACGATGACGGACAGCTCGAACTGCTCTCGGTCGAAATCCAGTCGGTCTATCGCGGGAGCGACCGCGGCGAGTTGCTCGCGCTGATGCATCGGGTCCGATCCGCCTGCGACGGTGTGGCGCTGCCCGAGCAGGATGGCGTCGCCTTCGGCCTGCCGCGGTTCGCCGGGGCAGCAGCCAGCAGCACGCCCGCCGACGGCGTGACGTTCGCTGGCATCACCAACTTCGAAGTCCACGCCCAACCGGCCTGACGCCGGGCATCACAGGAGACCGACGATGGCCGTACTTCTCGGCAATGCCTACCTCGCCTGGTTCGAGACCGCGACCGCGGACACGTTCGCGGCGCTGAAGGGTCAGGGTACCTACTCGGAGACCCGCTCGCAGCCGAAGATCGACACGAGCGACAAGACGACCACCGGCTACTCGACCGGCGCGTACGGCAACACCGAATACGAGGGCAGTCTTGACGTTCGGGTGAACCTGCCCGATCCCGTCTACACGCGCATCGAGACGATGTCGCAGTCGCAGACCCCGATCAAGTTCCAGATCCGGAAGGGCGGCGCATCCGGGGCGAACGGCGACGCGATCTTCTCGGCGCTGGTCAACGTGTCGATCACCAGCCGGTCGTTCAACAAGGACGGCACGGTCGACGCGAAGATCAGCGTGGCGCTGGCGGCGGCTCCGACCGTCGACGCCCTGGCGTAAGGGGTGGCGCGATGACGATCCAGATCGGCAAGCGGGAGTTCGCCACCCGCCGCCCCCAGAACCTCGACGTGCAGCTCGTCGAGACGACCGGTTGCACCGCGGCCGAGCACGTCGACATCCTCGGGGTGCGTGCTACCCCCTACCAGGTTGCGCGTGCGCTCCGGCCGTTCCTCGACAAGGAGGCCCCCGCGGTTTCGGACCTCGCCACGCTGATCGGCGACGCCGACCTGGTGCAAGTCCGGACTGACACCGTGGCGCTGCTGCAGGCGGCGGCTCCGGCGGAGAAGGACTGATGAAGAAAAAGTCCGCAGCCGCCGCCCGTGCCGACCCGCCTGTCGATCAGCCGCGGGCGGTGCCGGAGCGTGGTGAGCACGAGCTCGACCTCGGCGGCGTGGTGTACCGCCTGCGCCCGTCGCGCACCGCGATCCGCGCGATTGAGGCCAAGACCGAGCGCTCACTGATGGCGCTCGTCCGCATGGGCAACGCCGGCGACCTCACCACCGACCAGCTGGGCACCGTCTCGGCCGAGTTGATCCGCGCCGGAGCCGAGGACGATCTGACGCGCAACGTCGGCGCCGAGCGACTGAGCGACATGATCTATGAGGAGGGTGTGGCGCCGGTCTGCGCCCGGCTGACCCTGTGTCTGCTCGACGCGCTCAGCGGCGGCCGGACTGCGGAGGGAAACGCGAAGGCGGCGACGGCTTAGGGCTGGAGGACGGCCCCCGCCGCCGCCGCGAGATGGGCATCATGATGAACGCCTTCGGCTGGTCGGCGGATCAGTACTGGGCGAGCACCAGCCACGAGCAGTGGGCGGTGATCGAGGCGCGGCGCGAGGCGGGCGAGGGCTGACGTTGACAGCGGCTCTCTTTCGGCCAACTCCGGTACCATGCTGCTCTCCCTCTCAATCCTGCTCGCTGCCCCAGCCACGATCAACCACAAGGTCCGGATCGACGGCAAGACGTACCGCGTTGAAATCAAAGGGCGCACGGTCGAGGTCTACGATAAGTCGATCATCACAGGCCGCACTCCGGAGCGGGGGGAGTTGCTTCGGCAGGCCGTCCGCCAAGCGACTGGATGCGTCCTGAAGGACGGCTACTGGTCCGGTGCCCACCTCCGCGGCCTGCTTGACTGCACCGGATCACCGGCGCCGCCACAATGACTTAGACATACAGGAGGCGCGGCATGGCAGGCAGCAATCGCCGCGAACTCTACCTTCAGGTCTCCGGAGGCGTCGACGGCCTGAAAGGAGCGATGGCGCAGGGCCGTTCGCTCATCAATCAGTTCGGCACCGATGCGATCAATGTGCTGGAGTCGGTCGAGCGCGAACTTGGTCAGATGGGCACCGGCGGCGCGCCTGGGCTCAAGCAGATCGAGAAGGGCTATACCGATACGTTTCGGCGTATTCGCGCGAACGCGCAGGAGGTGCTGAACGCGCCGACGCCTGCGGCTGCTGCCGGCATCCTTGATGCGAACGCAGGTCGGCAGGCCGCGGCTGCGGCAACCGCGAACGCGGCGGCTCTGCGAATGGTCGCGGAGGCTGCCTCGAAAGCCGACGCAGCGACCGGCGGCCAATCGGCGGCCACCCGACAGTACGCGGTCGCCGCAGCAACCGCCGCAGTGGAGGCTGAGCGCGAAGCTGCCGCGCTCCGCGAACAAGCTCAGGTGCTCGGCCAAGTCGAGACGCAGCTGGGCCAGCACACCACAGCGGTGACGCGATCGACGGCTGCCTCCGGTCAGGCGAAGGCGGGCTTCCAGCAGCTCAACTTCCAGCTGTCTGACATCGCGACCCAGTATGCGATGGGTGCGAAGCCGATGCAGATTTTCGCGGCGCAGTCGGGGCAGCTGTTCCAAGCGCTCGGCATGATTGCGGCGGGGGGCGCGGCGGCGAGCAAGGGCGCGGAGAGCGCGGGCGCGGCGTCGGATGAGGCTGGCGTCGACGTCGAAGGCTTCGCGGACAAGGCCACTGGGCTCGCCGAGAAGGCGGAGGGGATGGGCGGTAAGCTCGGCGCCGTGGCTGGCTTCATGACCGGGCCGTGGGGCGCGGCGCTCACCGTTGGTCTCGCAGTCCTGACGCCGTTCATCAGCTCGCTGTTCGAGACTGACGAGGCGGCGGACAAGGCGCTGGAAGGGTTGCGCGAGTTTGAGAAGCAGCAGCTCGATCTGCCGAATCTCATCGACCAGACCACCGGTCGTCTAAAGGACCAGACGAACGCGTTGCGCGAACTGGGCCGCGTGGCGGAGCAGGTGCTGCCGAGCCGCATTGCCGAGGCCACGGCAGTCGTCGGCCAGAAGCAGAACGACGCGCTGATCGCCGCCAACGCTTACACGCGCGAGCGGCTGTTGGATCGCACAACCGGTCGCGACATCGCCGTGGAGCGCGCGATCTCGGGGAGCGGCGGCAGCACCAAGGAATTGGTGGAGGCGCTCCGTCGCATTGAGGCATCTCGGGAGGCTCCGACTAAAGAGTTCCGTGAAATGATGCGGCTGGTTGAGGATGCTTGGGCATCGAAGTTGATTGCGATGCAGGACGTTCGACAGCTGCAAGGACAGCAGTACACACTCGGCGTCCTGAACCAGGGCGGCTCGATCCTGACGCCGGAGTCGATCCGGCAGTCGGTCCGTGACGGCATGGCGACGTCCGCTGCGGACCGTGCGCAAGTCGATGTTCGCAAGGCTGAGGTCGAGATTGACCGTTTGGGGAAGCTTCCGGTCAGTGCCGAGCAGCAGTCCGCCCTTGCCCGGGCCAAGGCCAACTACGAAGCGGCCGAGCGCGCTTTGAAAGCCGCTCAGGACACCGCGAAAACCGGCGCCGTCACCAACTTCATCATGCCGGTGGAAGGCGGCCGCATCTCGTCGGGCTTCGGACCTCGCGCGGCCCCAACCGCGGGTGCGTCGACCTTCCACAAGGGCATCGACATCGCCGCCCCGACCGGCACCCCGGTGCGAGCGGCTGCCGGCGGTGTAGTCATCTCGGCCGGCAAGCTGGGCGGCCTCGGCAACGCAATCGTCATCGACCACGGCGGCGGGACGATCACCGAATACGGCCACCTGTCGTCCATCCTGACCAAGGCTGGCGCGAAAGTTGAGCAAGGGCAGAACATCGGCGCCGTCGGCTCGACCGGTATCAGCACCGGGCCGCACCTTGACTACCGGGTTAAGACCGGCGGCAAGTACGTCGATCCTCGCACCGGACGCTTCCGCACCGACGACACTGCCACAGACATGCGCGCCAACGAGGCTGCTGCGAAGGCTGAGCGGGAAGCCGAGGAGCGGGAGTCGAAGCGGCGCCGCGACCAGGAGGCGTTCGACCAACTGGAAAGCCGCGCGCGCGAGGAGCAGCTCCAGCTCCAGCGGCAGCAGGTGACTGACATCGCCGCTGGCGCCGATCTCGACGCCGCCCGGGTCGAGGA